TGATGCATTATAATATATCGTCATTCCATTTGAATCAAATATCTCAGCGTTCATCACTCCCGAAATGCTTCCGCCTCTAATTACTTGCGGTGCTGATCCAATATATGGCACGCGTTCACTACCGTAATAAAAATCACTTGCTCGAAGCCCTGAATCAGCAGCCCTTCTGCGCGAAGAATTTTTTATGGCCTTGTAATAAATTGTTGTCCATTTTAACCCAGCAAAACCGCTCCCCTGTGCCCATATAAGATCTGATCCAGTTGTCGTCCAAAAGTAATTTGTCGATGTACTTGCCCAATCCTTTGAATTCATCCCGCCTCCCGCAAGTGTATTTGTACGCCCATATTGCCTGTTTAAAACTACTTTCTGCGCACCAGGTACAATGCTGATATTGCCGTTTAGAACTTTCGTCGAGGAGGAGACAAGCAATGAATAATCCTGCGTGTAATTGGTTGTGTAATTATAATCACTCGAGTAATAGGCATAAACCTGCGTTACTATTGATGTCGAGCTTTTAAGATCAGGAATCCTTACTATATAATACCATCCATCCTTTTGAAATAATCGACATTGAAATGCTTCAAGTATTCTTTCAAAGATGGTATAATAATCAAGTGGATTATTCAAATCATCCGCATAGAATCTTTTCTGGACGTAGGTTTGAACGAATAAATTTGTTGAATTATTTATTGTATGCGTGTCTTCAAATAACCGGCAAGAAATAAAAAAATTAGTTGGTATTTTTTCATTGTAACCAATCGCCTTTATACCATCAAAAATCAGCCGCGATAAAAGAACAGTCTGCCAGCTTGTATCATAGCTAGTTGTGCCCCAGATTCCTGACGTGGAAGGATATTTAGTTTTAAGCAAATTTAATCCGTCACGAGCTTTTAGCCTAACAATAAGCCCTTGCTCCTGCGCTTTATAATCTTCTTCGTATTGCAGCGGCATCAAAAACCCTTGCCAAAATACGATTAAATTTTTATACAAAATCACCAAATATTGATTCTGCGTGCAGTTGGCAAGGTTGTATAATTCATAATCTGTGTAGCTTATGCAATTAATGTCAAGCGTTGATGAAATAATCGGCGAATAAATATCATCACTATCATTTGTATAATGCAAATAAATTGGATTGTCAGCAAGTGTCAATGTATTTATCGTACCGGAATATGCATCCTGCATGATATCCAGCCGATAATTATTTCCATCTTCGCTGTAAAAAGTTCCTCTATATTTTGTTCTCCATGCCATAATTAATAATTGTAACGCGAACTTCTATCAAGAGAAAGTGATATATCTTCACCTGATATCTTGCCTTTCAAATTTAAATTTAATTTTGAAAACCCTTGCGAATACACAGGCATATAAGCCGGGCCTGTTATATTTGAACTTCCGCCGCCTTCGCTTCCAGAAATTCCTCCAGAAGCAGATTTCTGTGCAAAAGCACTTACCGCTCCCGCTGCGGCAACAAGCGCAGCACCAGCGGCTATCATACCTGGGCCGTTTAGTGTCTTTAAATTCAATTTGAACGCAACCATTGAAATGCCTGTTGCAATTATCAATGACCCAAGTTGCGCCATAAATCGAGCAATCGACTGCAATACATCCTTGCCGAAATCTTTAAAATTACCTGTTGAAAACAGCGTTCCTAAAGATGTTGCGAAATCCTCAACAAGTCCAGCCAATTCACTGCGAATATCCAAAATAGTAGGTTGAATCTCTTTGAGATGTTTTTTCAATTTATCTGTGAAACCTTCGACTGCCAGCGCATCTGCTGAAATCTGTTCAATACCGGTTATGCCTTTGGCGCTTAATTTTAATTCGGGTAGGGAGATGATTTTTGCGGCTTTGACAACTCCCTTAGCTGCTTCTTCAAGGTCTTTTATTTTTTGCGTTAGTCTCTCAATTTCCTTGTAAGCAATTTTCCGTTCAAATGCACTGGTGGCCTCTTCATATTTTTCCTTTGCCGCCTGTAATTGTTCCCGCAATATTTTTAATGATTCGCCTGCAGGCTTTATTTTTACAGGAGTTTTAGCAATTGATTTATTTAATTTTTCTGTTGATTCAATTAATTTTTCCTGCGGCCCTACAGGAAAAAAAGCTTCTTCATAACTCGTAACAACTTTTTTCAGTCCGGAAAAAATATCAGAAGATACTTTGCCTATACCCTTTTTAAAATCACTCCATTCATTCTTTGCGGCTCTTATCTTTCCTGCGGTTGTTTGCGCCATTGTTTCTGCGGCATCCGCATATTTTGTGTTGAAAAAATCAATTGCACCACCAGCCTGCAAATAGGATTTAGACATTTCAGCAATTTCGGGGAATTGTCTCCCCAGTTCCCTGGTTATACCTGAAAGAGACTTAATTAATTTATCAGCTGAAGTTGGCAGATCATCACCGGTTACCGCTGATAGATTTGTTGTGGCTCTGACGGCCTTTTCAATTTGGTCAGCCGATAAACCAAAATTTTTAAATGCATTGGCAACCTTTATAATTTCCGTGTCGTCAAAGGTTGTGGTGGTTTGTAATTTACCCGCTAAATCATAGAGCCCTTGTAGTTCTTTAGCAGTTCCTTTAAACGACAAAGCCAATCTTGCCTGAGCTTCTTCAAGTTCGGCGAAATCTTTAACAGAAGAAGCGACAAAATTTCCAATTTCCTTGACGGAAAAGGCTGTAGCAATAGACGATCCGATGATTTTTAATGTTTCATGGAATTTCTGTTGGACTGATATTGCGCGATTTATTTTACTTTGGAAATCGCTTATTTCAGCCCCGATCCATGCAGTAATATTATAAACACTCCCTGCCATTAATCGAATTTAAAAAATTTCTTTCCTAACTCAAGCAATTTGTCATGGTCAATATTCGGCCGCTCCCAAGTAAATTCAAACAATTCAGAAGGTTTATTAAATTTCGCCCCCATGATTTTTGAAATAACAAAGAGCGAAAATCGCATTTTCTCGAGATCCTGCTTCTTTTTATTCTGCGCCATCTCCTGAATTATTATCGCCTCATCCATTGTTAATAACATAATGTCATTATAATTTATTCCGAGCAAAAGTAAGCTCAAAACAAACTTATCAAAGGCCCCGCGTTCTATTTCTTTGGCGGGGCTTACTGAGGGCTTGAGGCTTCCGCAAAAAGGGAAATAATTTTTACACTCTTTTCAAATATTTCCGCAAGCTGTAAACAATTTACTTCCTCTCTGATTTTATCAACTTCAATATCGCGTCCTCCCTTCTTTTCGCCCCATTTGATGGAATAAATTATAATATCAGTTAATAAATCAATATGTGAATTATTCACTTCGCCCTTCTCTGATAGTTCAGAAATTTTTTTAACAAAATCGCTGAAATCTATTGTATTGTTGGTGCAGATGTCTTTAATCGCACCAATCGTCAATTCAGCCGAATAATTATTCAATAATTTTATCAACATGTCAACAAAAAATTAAGTTATAATTAACTTGCTGTAAGCGTTCCAGAACCTGTAAAGGAGAAGGAATATGTACTATCAGCCATATCAGGCGCATCCGCTTCAAAAGAATCTACGTATGCAGATCCTGAATAAGTTGGATCTCCAGAAACATTAGTTTTGAAAGAAATTGAACATAGAGTTCGCGCTAATATCGCTGATGTCAGAGGCTGAACGCCGGCTGTTCCAAATACAAATTTACCTGATCCGCTTACTGTCCATTCAATCCGGCCCGGATTTTTAGATGCAAATGCTCCAGAATCTTTATTCGAAGAATCAATTGGTGTATGTTTTATCGATAATTTACACCCTGTACCATAGGCTATAAGGGATGTTCCGATATATACCCCGAATAGCGATCCGTTTACAATTCCAGTTGTTGCCATAATTTAATTTATTTATGATTTTACTCTAACTTTAAATTCGCCAGTTATTTGATAACCATTTAAAACCTCATCAAATGAGAAGGCCTCCGAAATATAGGAGATTCCCTCAATTGTATAAACATCATATGTTCCGCTATAATTATGCAATAATGCTTTTAATCCATTCATTATTTGCTGCGCTTGCCTTACGGAAGCCGCATAAACATTGATATTTACAAAGTAAGTTATACAATTAATTGAAATATTTTTTGCCGCTGATGGTTCAGTGGTTGTTGGGTTAATTGTAATATATGGCATAACTGCATCCTGCGGCGCAACAAGCGGATAGCAATTACTATAAGTTCCAGAAAGTATGCTATATAAAATATCGGTTATCATGATTTTAAAACTCTTTCAAATTCTTTATTCATTTCTTTTCCCAAATTAACCTCTACAATGCTTTGTGTTTGCTGGATTGCGGGCTTTGCAAAAGGCCGCGGGGGAAGATCAACCCGGTATCGTTCGCCTTTTTTCTTTTTACCAACCCACGCAAAGCTTGGATTTGACTTTCTGAATCTGCCTCCCGGAGAGCTTTTTCTTTTAATCCCTTGTGCGCCAAATTCAACAATATGCGCATACCAGGCCTCCGGATGTTTTTTCTTTCTTACGCCAACTCCAAAAAGTATTTTTTTTCCGCGTGGCTGGATCACACCAATGGCCTGTGCAATTGTCCTGCTATATGTTGCTGCGTTTGTTTTATAAGCCTGCACCATTGGCTTTACAGCGCGCCTAATAGCTCTCCTCGCCATATTTTCGCCCTGGCGCCCCAATTTGCGCAATGCAAAATTAAACTCTTCTATGCCGCGTACATCAACAATCATACAAGTTCATTTATACATTCAATCTTTAATTCAACACCGCGAATTGTCTCAACAACATCAATTATGTCATAATTATCATGATCTACAAGCCGCATTCCTCGAGTAATTCCAGGATAATAACGACAAAAATATGTATAACTATCCCGGCCAATCTCACGTCCCGCGATCACTGTTTCCTGCCCGAATCCCTTATCACGCCTCGCATATACATGGCAGAACGTAGTCCATGATCTTACGACCTCTCCCGATTCATTGCGGCTCTGCGTATAGGTTTGAATTTCAATATATCGATCATACAATTTCATATCCTCGCGTAATAATTGCCCAAAAGGTAATCTATTCCAATGGCGTTGTGTTCTAATTTTACCGCTGCAATCTCGCTCCTATTCTCGTATAGCGCAGTTAATAATAATTTTACTCCGTGTTTCAAATTCATCGGAACATCACCCACATTACTGTAACCGCAATTTACTACGATCTGAACAGCATCCGGACGATCATATAGATTGGGAATAGTTTCAAATTTAATCTTTGCAGGCCGCGTTGTGTATAATGTATAATCACTTGCGGACAGGGTCTGCAAAGTATTATCCTCATCATAGTATTTTATGGAAACCACCGAATTGACCGGATAATAAGGCAATTCGAGTATCTCATCAAGTGTATCAATTACAATTGTCACGTCCCTCGCGGTCAAGAACAAGTGAGTTGAAAGTTCAATGTATTCCTGTGCCGTTGCAATGAGCTGATCAATCATTGCATTGTCCTCATCATGAGTGATTTGCAAATGATTGCGTGCATCATCAATTGTAACGACGAAATAAGAAGGACGTGCGGATGTGATTGTCATCTTACTATTTTTTTCCGTTTAACTTCTCTACCTTCTTCAGGTAATTCCATGGCAGCTGTTTCTATTTCTTCTTTCTGCGGAACAGCAACAACAGCGCCAAGTTCAATGAGTTCAACTGCCTTCTTTTGTGGCAGATCAATTTCCTCGCCGATGTGCAGGCCGTATCCGTAAGCAGGCCCTTGTTTTACAAATCGTACTAACATAATTTTAA